GGATAACACACCTAGGAACTTTGACAGATCCCATATCGCAAACTGCTGCGATATGGTTTCTGCGATGGTAGCATTAGCTACCATTGTTTTCATAGGGGATATTGTCTTTAACTCATTACCAGGTGTGAAGATCAAAGAAGGATTAATCTGAGCAAAGCTCTTCAAAATCTGAATTGTTCTTGCACTTAGTTTCATAATATAGATCCCTTAGGTTACTTCTTCTTTTTATGTTTCAATTGATTAGAGTCTGCAGTTGCCGATGCTCCGATTGAAGCTAGGTCAGCAAGTGAACCACCAAACACATAACTACCTACGTGCTGTAACTGCATCCATGGACAGAAGAATACCTTGCCACCCATCTTCTGTACGTTGTAGCAGAACATATAGTCCTCAGACAAGTAACGCTTTGACTCTGGATCGATAATACAATCGAAGTAAGCCATGATCTCACGAGTACCATCAAAGTGCTCAGTACGTACGTGATCTGGTTTGTACCACTGGTGTGGAAATGCTTTTTGATAATCCTCAAATGTCTTACGACGAATCATCATGAAGCCTGTACCAATCTCTAACACTTCGATTGGTTGGTTAAGAGGGATCTCACGTTGTGTTGTCTTAGGATTGAACACATAGTCACCAACATACTTTTCCAAGTTGTTTGGATTCTCATCCGCCATACCCTTGTCAACCGCTTGCTTGATCTTTTCCCAAGAGATACACTTTTTAGGATACGGACCACCGATAACATCATATGGGCTCTCATCATCTTGCATTGCAAGCATGGCGATGACATCTTGTGGATTGAAACCAATGTCACTATCAATGAACATCAAGTGAGTAGCACCAGAACGCATGAACTCATCAACGCAATAGTTACGAGCACGTGTGATTAATGACTCATTGAATAGAAAGAACAATTGGAGTGGAATACCGTGTTTAGTACACACAGCAGATAAATCAGCAACTGATCTGGTAAACATACCAGCACACTGACCACCGTACATAGGAACAGCTAAGAACAGCTTACGTTTCTGTAGCTCTTCAATACTGACCTGTAATTTAAAACCTTCAGCCATTATAAAACTCCTTATTTGTATTTTTTGTCATGCTCACTACCTAAACCGTATGAGCCATTATATCCAGAAAGTGCTTCTGCTTTAAAAAGTAAGAACTGCGCAATACGAGTCCCCTTCTTAATTCTTACTGGACCACCAGTTACATGCAATGCACCTGCCATTACACCATGATAGCCCGAATCATATAAACCAGATGTAATGAATACACCATTACGGTTTAATGTAGAACGAGTAATGACCCAACCAGCTTCATCAGGTCCTATTCGAACTATGTTCTCCATTACTACTTCATATGTACCCTCTGGAAGAATATACCAGCCATCGGATGTTGGTGTTTCTTCTACAGTACCTCTATGAGTCTTATTCTCGTTATCAATAATAAACTCATTATGCTTCATGCGATAGACTTTATCAAGTCTAAGATCTATTGCATTTGGTTGAGAGTCCCCAGGCTGAACATTGGTCAGCGTTGAGTGACTATTGGTTCCTAGTATATGAATCATGTCTTTCTACCTCGTCATATGCGTCTTCTAAAGTTTTATGTGTATGTAACGTACCAAAGGATCCTCTTGTAGTATAGGTTTCCTCACTAACATTCAACATTCCTACTGGGTCACTCTTTAATATAATACCACTCTTCTTCTTTAATATCTCATCCAGCGCATCCTCGGATGGAGTATAATTATGTTCAGCACTTGCTTTATCTACAGCATACATCATGAGAATGATATAGTGGATAGCCTTCAATAGATCTTTTCTATTCTTGCCACCCTTCTTACCATACCGGCAAAGATACTTGACAGCTGTATCTCTAGCTGTAGTTTCAAGACTGTCAAGCGACTCCCAGATATCAATTACCTGGATATCCTTGGCAACATAGTGCTCACCGTAGGTACCATCCAAATACTTTTGAATATCTGACAGGTACTTGTCTTCATTATATTTGTAATCAGGCATAATCGTCCTCATTTAAGTATATTGAAATATAGTTGTTGATTATACTCTTGTTAATCACTGCAGTCAACACATTTCCTTTATTCTCGTAACTAAAATCAACCTCTTCTTCATACTTTCCATTCAATAAGCCAGTAGGAGAACGATCGAAGTGAGCACCAGCATGAAGTCCTAACCAGATAGCAGCACTACTATCCCATGTGTCGATATATTTTCTAAACGGTGTCATCAAACGAATCTCACCAGGACCATCTAACATACCTAGCATATGGATCTTCTGTCCGTTCGATTTCATTACATCTAGTGTACCAGCAGTATGTAATTCTTGCATAAACATGAATCGACTAACAAAACGTTGTAGCTTATTGTTCTTCTCTACTCCGTAAGCATTAGGTATAGCAAGAATAGACATACCAATATAATCCACAAGGTCTGATTGGGCAGCCCAGTCAAAGCACTCATGAAGGTCATCTATATCTCCAATCTTTGATTGTGGGCAAAAGAATGTACCAAAGCCTTTATCCCTCAACTGAGGAGCTAACTCTTTAGCCGCATTGATAGTTTTTGTTGAGAATTCGTTAGGGTAGTCTGACATCACAACATAATCAGCTTTGACCTTTTCAGCCATACTAATTAGCTTGTTAATATCGTACATTGGCTTCTTCTGCTTATACATTTCAAAAGCAGAGTTATCAAGAATGATTATGCTACCTTGTTCTTTTTCTTTAAGATAGAAATCAACATACTGGGGGCTGGACTCAACCAGATGAGCTAATAGTAAATGAGTCTTGGCTCCTTTTACTATTTCCAGATGTGGGATAGGGGCTATGTGACAGAAATCAGTCATTATTTAGAATCACCTTTCATTTTATAATGGTCATGGTCATGGACTAATCTACATCCATTTTCATTATCTTCGCTAATATCAATTACTAGATCGCGATCAGGGTAGGTATGTGTTAGATATATTAACAGCTCTCTTGCAATCATTTCACATGACATATTATTGAGTTGAAGAGTACCTGTATTATATAGTCCTTCCAGCTCTCTCTTCAACATAATAAATTCTACATCACGATCATCATGGAATACTTCCATCTCTACACGAAAGTGAAATATATGGCGATGTGGATGACCTAGGAACGATACTGATTCTAACTTAGGATCAGTTGCAGCTGCTGGATAGCAGTGTATCCCTTCTTTCTGAAATGTTACCCATATACTAGTTTTGGTCATTATCCAATCTTTCTTTTGTTAATAAAGTCAATTTTGTGACGAGTAGTAATCTCAAAAAGGCCAACTTTAAGGTGACCATTCTTACGTAACCACTCAACCATTTGATCTCTACCATACCATGCAACCCAACCAGTGTCAACACAAACATGACATATACGATCACTAGTTTTAGATGGATGTCGTAACCAACCTTCAGGTGATGTCTCTACCCAAAATGTACCATACTTATTCATGTTGGATTTGACATCTATTGAATATGCTCTACGCCAGTCCGGATGTTTGATAGTTAGATCAATACCATGCTTCTGACTCTGGAAATCAGACTCACAATCGAGTACCTGATATCCCCAACCTGCAAATGCTTCAATTACCATAAGCTCTGCTTCACGTGCTTTACTTGCTTCAGGACCGTAAGCTTCTACTAACGATGGTGTCCATTTTTTAGTAATGCGCTCCATACTTACCCTCTGATGTTTGTGTACCATATAATCTCCATAATAAAAACCCGCTGTTTATTAGACAGCGGGTTCAAGGTTCAACAGCGATTAGGCATGTCGGGCAAATGCATCATTGCCAACCATTGAGTAAGCCAAAGCTACCATACGACGTGAAGGCTTGCCAAGACGATAGGCTGTCTTACCATTCTTCAGTTTGTTAGTGTAGATTGAATAACCCTGTGCGCGCAACTCAGATACACGAGCTGCAAGGTTGGTTACTTGAAACAAACCAGCTGCTTGCTTAGCAGTGATCTCTTTACCAGATTTAAAAAAGCCCAATAGTTTCTCATGTTGATTCATGTATTACTTCTCCTTAGTTTCATGTTAAAAATCATTTAATTACAGGGTCACCGTCTCTCAAGACAAGATTAGCTGCTAAGAAGTCGAGACGTGTTGACGAAGTAGTTTTCTCTACCTCATCTGTGAACTGCTGCATCTTCTGCTTGTGTTGAAGCTGCCCCAATAAGACGAGCATTGCACTCTTCTTAGCTTCAAGACTTTTTGCACTCCACACTTCTTTAGCGAGGGTTGATAAATCTTTCATTAGCACTTAGATGATTGCATCTTAATATTATCGAAGAACTCTTGCTTTACACTACTATTATGGAATAGACCATGTACAGCAGATGTTTGCGTCAGCGATGAATGAGCCATTACACCACGGTTATCCATACAGCCATGAGTAGCTTCAATATAGACAGCAACATTCTCTGTATCTGTTTCTTTCATGATCACCTTAGCGATCTGGTTGACTAGTTCCTCTTGTAGCTGGCCACGACGTGCACACCACTGAGCAAGACGAACATACTTTGATAGACCAATTACTCGGCCAGTAGGAATGATGCCGATATAGCAAACACCCTTGACAGGTTGGTGGTGATGACTACACATAGAGCGTAACTCAGCGCGAACAACCAACATACCTTCAAACCGACCTTCACCCTCATTAGGGAATGAAGTCACGTTTGGCTTCTTATCATATCGACCAGACATTAACTCATAAACATACATCTTAGCTAAACGCTTAGCTGTATCCATCGAGTTAGGATCATTCTCTGTATCGATGACAAGAGACTCTAATACACCTTGAAACTTACCCTTCACTTCATCGACTAACTGTGAAAGCTCTTCTTCTTTAATGAAATCGGATATATTATCAGATGCCTTGAATTCCGCTTTCGCTTCCTTCAGTCGTAACTTGATTTTGTCCGATATCGCTGTGTAATTCATCAATCACCTCATCAATTAATACTATCTCACTAGCCATGTAGCTAATAGGATAGGTTGTTGCAATTTTAAAATAACTATCTTTTAGATCTTGTGGGATACTACGATCACGATGGAAATAATAATCTAATAGCTTTTGATTGATCATAGTAGGTACAGAGACATACAATGGATCAAGATTGAATCGAAGACTATCAGGCCATCTTCCTGTGAGTTTGAACTCAAGAAAGGCAGTTCTGTGCTTCTTATTACTCGGGTTAAAATCAACATAGTCATACTGCTTGTTGATGAACCCACCTGTAGTAAGCGGGTTAGTTTGCAGCATTGATCACAGCTCCGTGAACTAAGTCAACAGTCTTGCCAAATACAACTTTCGTGGTATCCGGATAGATTACAGCAAGTGTAACTATTACTCCAAGAATGAAACCCTTCATAATATAAACCTCACAAATAATTAACGGTATAATGATTCTACATTGTTCAACATATAAAGTCAACATCTAACTGGAGCGGGCGACCAGGTTCGAACTGGCGACATTTAGCTTGGAAGGCTAACGCTCTACCAACTGAGCTACACCCGCGTCATCATCAAAATCATAGTATTCACGTGCCATTATAACTTGGTCATCAAACTTTTCTTGCTCTGTCTTTTTCTTAGTGCCAAAAATACTATTCCAATTTTCTTCGTACTTTTTTAGATCAGTGGGTCTTTGCTTAGACCCTTTACC